ACAGACTAAAGAAAAGCCTCTAGGTTGGATTAACAACCAACTACGTAAATACACAGAGAATTATCTAGATACATTACCAGATAAGTCTGATGTAGAGTACACAGAGTTCGCTAAACAGGATATACGAGGATTACCAAGTATATCTATTGTTTATGGAGCTAATAGAGGACATTGTATAGGTAAACAACTACATTTTAAAACCTATGACCACATGCTAACCTACATTCAGGGTTATAATGCAGGGATAGACGAATTGAGGTACACATGGCAAAATCAAACACCGTATTAAAATTTCCACAGGAGAAAAACAGATATAAAATTAAATCTTTTAGACGTTCGACATTTGAACTAATGGACTCACTCAATACCATATTTGAAATTACTATAGGTTATTGGCGTTACAATGATGGTGATATATCAATTGAGTGGTATGAGTTAGAAGGAGATAATGTAGACCGTAAAGAGTTAATGGACAGATTTGGAGTACCTGCTGTACGAGCTATAGAACTTAATATAAAAGAGGATAGATACTCTGAAATAAAGGATAACTAATGGACTGGGTAGATATTGCTAAGAAACTGCCTGTTAATGGAAGAACTAGAACTAAGTGCATAGAGGCTTGTGGTACTGATGAATCACAGCTTATATCGCATAACCCAAAAGGATACAGTCGATACTGTTTTAGATGCAAGGCTAACGCTTTTGTACCTGCTGGACTTAGAACTATAGAGGACATTAAACGGGCGAGAGAAGCCCTCTCAGAGCTAAATTCTAAAAAGATACATCTACCTACCGACTATACGTTAGATGTGCCTGACAGGGCAGCTACGTGGTACTACAGGTACGGTATTAGTGCAGAACTAGCCAGACAGTATAAAATTGGTTATAGTCCTACTCTAGACCGGGTTATATTACCTGTATACCAGAACGATGAACTAGTATCTATGCAGATGCGAGCTATTAATAGTTGGCAGAAGCCTAAATACATAAATCCTAAATCCGCTATGCAAAATGTACTATTCTATGCTGGAGATAGAGCTGGACAGACTTGTACAGTCATCACAGAAGATATACTAAGTGCTATAAAAATAGGAAGAGTTCATCACGCTACATCTATACTAGGTACTAACCTAAGTGATGCCAAAGCTTATAAATTAGCTGAGGATAATCTTAAAGTGTATATATGGCTAGATGGAGATAAAGCCGGTATACAAGGTGCTAAACAAGCCCGTAAGCAATTAAATTTATTAGGAGTCCAGACTATTAATATCCAGACTGAAAAAGACCCTAAAGAGTACTCATTAGAGGATATAAGGAGAATTATACACAATGATTGATATTGTTTTACTCCGTATTATGAAGTACCAGAAGGAATACAAACAGCTTTACGGCTCAATTCCCTTTGGTACACTTGATACTAAGACCAAAGCAATCTTAGATGACTTTGGAAAATACTTTGAGAAATTTCCTAATCATAAAAAGATTGATTTACAGGTATTCTTACCTAGATTTAAACAGTGGCATGGTACTATGGACGAGGAAGTACTAGCTACTTATATAGGTATACTCAAGAATACTATACCAGATGCAGATGATGAAACTAAGAACGGGATTATAACTGATTTATACGAGGCTGATGCTGCTATGAAGATAGCTAATTTATGCGATGATTATAATTCAGGAGAGTTGTCTACACCGTTACCAGATTTAATATCAACTGTATTAGATAACTATAAGCTCAATATAGGTGCTAAAGCGTCTAACTGGAACGATACAGATATTGGAGAGCTTCTACAAGAAGACTTGAACAATGAGGGTATCAACTGGAGGTTAAAATGTTTGCGAGAGAGTATGCGACCTTTACGTGGCGGAGACTTTGGTATTATAGCAGGTAGACCAGATAAGGGTAAAACTACTTTCTTAGCTTCTGAGGTTACTTACATGGCTAGTCAATTAGCTGATGACCGGAATATACTTTGGTTGAACAATGAAGGTTTATCCGGACGTATAGTTAAACGTATATATCAGGCTGCATTAGGTGTTACTATTACTGAATTGGTAGAGCTTAACGAGCAGGGCAAGCTTAAACGTATGTACGAGGAGGCTGTAGGAAGACTTGACCGTATACGTGTATTTGATATACATGGTATGCATATAGGTCAGGTTGAAGCTATTATTGAGCAGAATGACGCTGGTGTTATACTGTACGATATGATTGATAACATCAAAGGTTTTGGCTCAGATGCTAGAACAGATTTGATGCTAGAGCATATGTATCAATGGGCTAGAGAACGTTCTGTTAAATACGATGCCGTTGGGCTAGCTACCAGTCAAATATCTGCTGATGGCGATGGGTTACAATTTCCTACGTTATCCATGCTAAAAGATAGTAAGACTGGTAAGCAAGGAGCTTGTGACTTTCAGCTTATGATTGGAGCTGTTAACGATACTAATTTACAATACAGTAGATATTTGTCATTACCTAAAAACAAATTAAGGAGAGATGGTGGTATAAGTGACCCACAATGCGAAGTACAATTTAAACCAACAATATCAAGATATGAGGATGTAAGTTATGGCAGTTAACATAACAAATGAACAACTACTGGATTATTACGAGAAGTACGGAAGCTTGCGTAAAGTAGCTGACTTACTCAAGGATAGTGGAGTAGATATAAACTACAGTACAATTTGTCGTAGGCTTAAACAAGCTTATCCAGATTATACTACTAAAAATATTAAAATAGACGACAGACCTATAGCTGGCGGTACAGTTAAATCACCTGATAAGAAACGCACTAAGCTAGAAGGTACACGATTTGTATTCACTACTGCTCAAAATAATACTTATGTACACAAAGGATTTTTTGAGGCATTAAAGAACTATTGTGATATACACGATGCACAACTAATTGTATCTGCTGTTACGTATAACAAATCAGGATTCCAGAATAGTACTAAAGAAGATGATGGTTTATGGTACGACCCGTTAATTAAAGATTTCTTAGTAAATGAATCCTGTGAGATAACAGATGACTTAGTATTCTGCGGTGAACTAGATATACTACCTACTGCTGTTACGCCTTTGTCAGGATTTGAGAATTATACTCAAGAAGCTAGTGCAATTATACCGCATACAAAAGTACAGATGCAGTCATTACCTAGAATGAAGGAGTGTAATCCTAGATTCTTATACACGACTGGTAGTATTACATTACGTAACTATATCCAGCGTAAAGCCGGGCAGAAAGCAGAGTTCCATCATGTATTCGGTGCTTTACTAGTAGAAATCGACAAGGATGGTGACTGGTTTGCGAGACAGCTTGTAGCTAATGAAGATGGAGTATTTCATGACTTAGATTGGCAATACGATAAAGACGGAGTAGAAACCTTTAGAGTAGCTGCTATTACTTGGGGAGATATACACATAGAAAAAATTGACCCTACTGTATTTAAAGCAGCGTGGGGAGATGAAAACTCTATGCTAACCGAGCTTAATCCGCAGTATCAATTTATACATGATTTAACTGATTTTACAGCTAGAAATCACCATAATATAAATGACCCGTATCATCTAGCTAAGATGCATCATAGAGGTACAGGTAATGTAGAAAAGGACCTACAGCGTAGTGGTGCTTTCTTACAATACATAACCAGAAAAGGTAATACGGCTGTAGTAGTTGATAGTAATCATGACCAAGCTTTACAGAAGTGGTTACAAACTGTGGATATACGAAAAGACCCAGAAAATGCTGAGTTCTTCCACAGAGCTAGTATGCTTATCCACTCTAGTATACGCAAGAAGGAAGACTTTAATGTGTACCAATGGGCTGTTACTGCCGATAATCAAATTAAGTCTGATACTATCTTTTTAGAGGAAGACGATTCCTTTATTGTTCACGGTATTGAACAGGGATTGCATGGACACAGAGGACCAAACGGTGCTCGTGGTAATGCTAAAGGATTTAGGAGTATTGGTAGAAAGGTTAATATAGGGCATAGTCACAGTGCTGGTATTATAGACGGAGTTTATGTAGCTGGAGTATCCGGATTACTTGATATGGATTATAATAAAGGTCCAAGTAGCTGGAGTCATAGTCATATATTAACTTATACTAATGGTAAACGAACAATTATAACAATGAAAAATGGAAAATGGAGAGCGTAACGTGAGTAACATGGATAAAAAGGATATTATTAAAGAGATTACTAGGCAATTATATACATTATTTGGATTCCCCGTTGTCAAAGCTGGATATAAACTATACCAAGTGAGCAAAAATACCCACTCGCAGTTACTTTTAAGAGAGCTAGATGGTCAACCAGAAGAAGGCTATACGTTAACTAGGGCTAAAGAGGAACAGATTAAAAAATTAGACTCATTAGGAGCGACTAGTATAGATATCGCTATAGCTAAGGTCGAGAATATATGTAAACAAACAACTAAGACGGAGGTAGTTCGTGAATACAAATTCTAACGGAATAGGTAATAAATTTGACGGTGGTAAATTAATGTTCTCTTTACTAACTAGGGGATTAGCTTTACCCCTTAAAGCGGTGGCAGCAGTATTGACATACGGTTGTCTTAAGTATTCTGCTGATAGCTGGAAGGATGTTCCTGATGCTAAACGTAGATACGAGGATGCATTAGATAGACACCTAAATGACTGGAAGGACGGTGAGATATGCGATAGGGAATCTGGACTTCCTCATCTAGCTCATATAGCTTGTAATACATTATTCCTGATGTACCTCTATATGAAAGACCCGACAGACCTTCACGCTATAGGAAGTACCGATTGGTTTGAGTTTAATGACCCTAAAGAGGTTATGAATAAACCAGACGGTAAGCCTATACCAGTTAAGAAGGATTGTTTAGTAACAATAGATTATCCGCATTTACAAGAAGATAACAGGGATTAATTATGACAAACGAAACAATTTTACTATCCAAAGTATATAAGTCCGAAAAAGACCTTATACTACCAGCTCAAATTACTGAGAAGTTAGACGGAGTTCCTGTAGACATTTACTACAAACGTGGATTATGTGCTCCGATAGCCCAATCTAGACAAGGAAAGCCTATCAAGTCTATACAGCATATTCTTGATTCTTTAGTAGGTTTATTACCTAGTGGTGCTCATTTAATTGGAGAGCTTTACATAGAGGGTATGGACTTTAAAGACATATCTGGATTAGCTAGGAAACAAGAGACTAATGAGGATACAGAGCAACTAGTACTACATATCCATGATTATTATATGGAGGGTAAAGAAGATACAGGTTACGTACACCGTATGCTGGGTATGCTAAAATTAAATTTACCAAGAGAAACTGATTTTAAAGTAGTTTACATCAAAGGTAAAACGGTACATACACCTAGTGAATTTCAAGACTATGTAGAAGAGTTCTTCTGTAATAATCCAGAAGCCGAGGGAGTTATTATCCGAGCTTTAGATGGCGATAAATCTGTGTTTAAGAAAGGCTGGAGAAGTCCGGGTATGCTTAAACTTAAACGTCAGGAGACTATAGACCTTAAGATACACAGCTTTGATGAAGCCATAGATAAACATGGTAATCCTAAAGGTATGGTTGGTAGAATCAACGTAGTTTATCCGGTAGATGTAGACCACGATGCTTGTAATACTGATACAGTGCATGGTGTTATCGGTGTAGGACCGGGAGCGTTAACACACATACAAAGAGAAAATATATGGCATCATCAAGATAAGTACATAGGTAAAACTATTGAGATTAAGTACATGCCAGATGATTCTTATAAAGCTTTACGTGAAGCTAGATTTTATAGATTTAGGGAGGACAAAGATGACTGAGTTTATTATATGTGTTATAATTAGTATACTGTCTGGGTTATTTATTTGGTTTGTAGCTGTTCTACCGCCAATATATAGACCAAAATTACCCACTGTTCCACCAATAACATTACCTAAACCAACACGTAAGTTCTGTTACTCGTGTAATACAGTTAATACAAGTATAGTACACAGTTATTGTAAACGTTGTGGGGCTAAGTTATGAATAGACACGATATAGAAAAGATACACTTCAAAAATACACCGTTAGTTGGGTCAGGTAGCTATTTCATCTGTGGTGTAAAAGATACAGACATAGATTACTTTACGTTAGACACTAAGGATACCCGGAGATTACTAGATACATTAGACTTTTCAGGGTATGATGAAGATATACCTGACCAATACGCTGATTGTATGGGAGAGGTGTTCTCATTTAGGAGAGGGAATATCAATATAATTCTAGTCCAAACTATACAAGAGTTAGAGAGAATACAATTAGCCACTGACGTAGCACGAAAACTAAAGCTTAATACTAGAGATGACCGTTTGGTAGTATTTGATGCAATAAGGCGAAATATAGGACCATACGATAATGATTTGATGGAGTTTATTACTTGTGAAATACCTCGTTTATGACCGTGAGACTGAAAACCATGAGTACAGAAAGAGATTTGCTAGTCCCTTTTACAAGGAGAACTGGACTGTAGCACTTGGTTGGAAGAAACAGGGAGACAAACAGTGTAGTTGGGAGTACTATCCTACTAAACAAGATGAGAAGCCTTTACAGATAGATTCAGACGTTTCTATACTAGTAGGACATAACCTTAAATTTGATTTATTATACGGCTGGAGAGATTCTGGACTACAGGATTTCCTCAAACGAGGCGGTAAAATCTGGTGCACACAGTACGCTGAGTATTTATTAGAAGCTGCTCACCCGGATAGCCATATGAACTCTATGGATGGTATAATAGAGAAGTACGGTGGACGTAAAAAGATTGATGCTGTAAAAGCCCTATGGGATGCTGGGATGCTTACTTCACAAATTGATAAAGATATGCTCATTGACTATCTTGTTGGTACTGAGGAAGAGCTTAGAAATTCAGGTGACATAGGTAATACAGAGTTGATATTCTTAGGTCAAGTTAAGAAAGCTGTAGAAAAGGGTATGCTGCCCATGATACAAGCTCGTATGGACGGTTTACTTGCTACTACAGAAATGGAGTACAATGGGCTTAAGATTGACGTAGCAGAGGCTGCTAGGCGTATGAAGCTTATGGAAGCTGAATTAGACCAAGTAGAAAAAGAGTTGCACTCGTATATCCCTGAGTTACCAGAAGGGTTAGAGTTTAACTGGAATAGCGGGATACATAAATCTGCTTTGATATTCGGAGGTACTGTTAAGTACAAAAAGAGAGCTACTTATCTTGATGAGAAGACTGGAGAATTAGCTAGACTTAAAGCTTCTGCTGAGTTCCCTTTATTTAACGGAGAGCCTATAGACCCTACATTGTGTGAAGCTAAGACTATGGGTGATATAATCTTCTACCACAAGGATGACATACAACAAGATTTATTCTTATCCGGTAAGAAAAAGGGTATGCCTAAATTTAAGAAGATGCCTGTACTCGGTGAACTTAAGACTAAGATACAAGATTTCTTCTTTAAGTTCGAGGGATACACTACACCAGACCCTAAGTGGCAGGGAGCACAAACGGACGGTATAGATGACCCTATTTACTTTACTAATGACGAAGTTATAACAGAGTTAGGGACTAGAGATATACCTTTCTTAAAAGCTATGGCTACTAGAGCTGCTTTAGTTAAAGACTTAGGTACTTATTACGCTAGGTATGACCCTAAGAAAAAAGATTATAAGGGTATGTTAACTTGTGTTAAACCAGAAGACCATATAGTTAATCACAGTTTAAATCATACTAGTACAGTAACTACTAGGTTATCTTCATCTAATCCAAATTTACAGAATATACCTAGAGGTGATACATCAGAAGTTAAAAAGATGTTCATAAGTAGATTCAAGGATGGTGTGATGATTGAAGCTGATTACAGTCAGCTAGAGGTGGTTGTCCAAGGATTATTATCCGGTGATACTAATTTATGTAATGACCTTAATAATCAAATAGACTTCCACTGTAAACGTGTAGCAGCTAAGTACGGCTGTACATACGAAGAAGCTTTGTATCGCTGTAAAGATGAATCCTATGAAGACCACAAACTGTGGAAGACGTACAGGACTAAATGCAAAGAGTTCTCATTCCAGAGAGCCTATGGTGCTGGAGCTGCTGCTATAGCAGAATCTACTGGGATGTCAGTAGATGATGTAAAAGACTTGATTGAAGCTGAGGAGGAGATGTATCCCGGTGTAACCGAGTTTAACGCTAAAGTAGAGCAAGCTGCTAAAGAATCTGCTAAAGCCTTTAAAGATTGGACCAGAGATGGTAAAACATTTAGAAGAGGTTTCTGGCAGTCTCCTACTGGTACATTGTATACCTTTAGGAGTTACGAAGCTCCGTCTTATCTACAAGATAAAGGAGTAACTGAATCATTTATGCCAACCGAGATGAAGAACTATCCAATTCAAGGTACAGGCGGTGAGATAGTACAGATTATACTAGGTAAGTTATTTAGACACTTTATATCAAACGATAGGTATAACAATAAAGCCTTAATGTGTAATACTGTGCATGACTGTGCGTGGTTTGATTCTGAATCTGATGTAGCTTTACAAGTCTGTAAAGATGTAAAAAGGATTATGGAATCAGTACCAGAAACGTTAGAAGAACTATATAAGTTTAGTGTCCCAGTTCCATTTCCCGTGGAAGTTGAAATGGGCAATAATCTTTATGAAAATCAAGTAGTTCATATCTAACTCCCCTATTAGGTAGTACTAATAAACAAAATAACAGGTATCTGTTTAACGATGACTATCAGGCATCGCTTATACCAGTATACACTAAGTTATACTAGAATAATCTAATAAATAATATTAAACAAGAGGACAATATGACAAATCCATTCAGTAATGTAATAGAGCAAGTAGCAGAAGTAGTAGACCATACACAGACTTCTACTGGACCAAGCTTCACACCAGTTCCAGAAGGAGCTAGTATAGCAAGATTCGTAGACTACATAGAAGTAGGTAGCCAACCACAAAACCCTTACATGGGTAAACCTAAACCAGATGCTGCTAAAGCTTATGTAACCTTTGAACTATATGGACCTAAGCCCGGACAATACTCAGAAGACTATGTAAAAGAAATTGAGATTGACGGTACTAAGAAAAAAGTAGCAGAAAGAATTACATTACCATTAACTATAAGCTTAAATGAAAAAGCTAAATTCAAAAAGCTATTCAAGAAAATGACTTATGGTAGAGATAACATAAAACACATGAGTCAGATGCTAGGAGAAGGCTTCGTAGTAATAGTTAAGCATAATGTAGTAGGTGAAGGTAAAGATGCTAAGACATATGCTAATATTACTGATGAAGATGGTAGCTTCCTAGTTAAATCTCCTTATAAGGTAGATGAGTTAGCTGGTACACAAGAAGCTTTAGATGTACCAGAGCCAGTAGGTAATATGAGATTATTCGTATGGGATGTACCTACTAAAGAAACTTGGGATTCTATATTCATAGATGGTGAGAGAGAAGTAAAAGATGACAAAGGTAATGTAAAAGTAGAAAGTAAGAACTGGATACAAAATACTATCAAGTCGGCTAAAAACTTTGAAGGTTCTCCAGTACAAACATTCTTAGAAGGTTCTGCCTCTTTACCAGAGAATCCTACTGAGCTTAAGGAAGAGAAGAAGGAAACTAAAACTAAAGTTAAAAAAGAAGTAAAAGAAACCAAAGCAGAAGAGCCAGCACAAGATGATGCATTAGCTGCTCTTGGTTTAGCATAATAGTTCTAATCCTACCACAGATTAGACATCTACTAACGCCTAGGATAGTCCCTGATTCAAACTACCTAGGCTCAGCATAAAGGATAATATGGAAAATAAATTTGGTATAGATACATCTCAATTAGAACATGAAGACCCTAAGAAGTTTAACCCTATAGACACAGTACCGGGAAGAGTTGTACAAGTTGATGCAGACTTTCTTGCTTATCAAGTATCTTTTGATGAAGAGATTAGTGTATCTGAAATGAAGAGTAATTGTGATTCTATGATTGAACGATTGCGATTAGTATCAGGAGCAGAGAAGGTTAATCTGCATCTTACACCTAAAGGAAGTAATAAGGGTGGTAGATACGAGCAAGCAATACAAAAGAAATATCAAGACAATCGCAAGAATAAAGTTGCTCCTAAATTTCTACATGTAATCAGAGAATGGATGCATAAAGAACGTGATGCTATCCTTCATATGAATTGTGAAGCTGATGATGGTATGGCTATAGAGCAATATAAAGCTCTCTCAGAAGGAAATGGTAATTTAAGCATCATAGCCTCCAAAGATAAAGACTTGTGCATGATACCCGGCTTACAGCTCGATTGGGACACTAATGAAATATCTGATACAGAGACGGACTTCGGGTACATTGATTTAGTTGTTATGGGTAATAAATCTAAAACTAAGAAAATTAAAGGTAGAGGCTGGAAATTCTTTTGGGCACAGATGCTCATGGGAGATACAGCAGATAATATACAAGGATTACCTAAAGTATGTTTACCTAAGTTCTGCCCAACTGGTAAGCCTAAAGCTTGTGGACCTGTAATAACTTATGATATTCTTAGAGGCATTGATTGTAATAAACAAGCTTTCCAGATTGTAAAAGACCTGTATAAAGCTTGTGGAGATAAGGTTGGTTATAAAGACTACAGAGACAATAAACCTGTATCGTTTGGTCATGTATTTAAATCTGAGGCTCAGTTACTCTGGATGCGGAGAAAAGACTGTCATAACGATGTACTAGATTGGATGCAGGAGTATTGCCTATGAGAACAGGAAGATTAAAGGGTATTACTAAGGTTGTTATTCCTTATACTGATGGAGATAACCGTACATATGCTTTACTTACTATTGAAGGTAAGATATACGCTAGTAAGCTTTATGCTGGTATTAAGGAGTTCGTGTTAGATAACTTCGGAGTAGAAGTAGATAAAGACTGGCTAGATAATGTACCCATTATAGTAAATAGTAATGACCCGGAGATGCAAGTCTCTGAGGAAGAACGAGCTGAGCGTATAGAAGCGTTCATACAAAGTTTGGAGTTAAAAGATGAAGTTGAAGACATCTCAGATTCCGGAAGTCAAACAGAAGATGCTTGTAAAGCAGAATCACAGGTGTGCAATATGCCGTGTGAATCTCAGGAGTGTCGCTGCTAGAGATATATGTTTAGACCACTGCCACGTTACAGGAAATGTGAGAGCAGTTCTTTGCCGAAACTGTAACGGAGTAGAAGGGAAGATATTTAACCTTGCGAGAAGAGCTAAGCGTGATGGTACACCTGATTGGTGGTTAAAGAGGTTGTTAGATTACTGGCTGCATCATATAGATAACCCCACAGGTGTTTATCACCCTACTCATAAGACGGAAGAAGAAAAGAGATTACTTAGAAACAAAAAGGCTAGGCAAAGAAGGGCGAAAAAGAAATGAGTTCAATCGAAGACCAAATTAAGTTAGAGAAGAAGATGGTAGCGTATGGGATTACCAGATACCGAGCAGAAGTAGAGAAAGCTAACGAAGCTGGTAGAGGAGCTGATAGTAGGTACGCTCAGACTTTAATGCGAGAGTTTATTATACCCGTAGCTGATTGTATATCAGATTACTGTGGTACTAAACAAGCTGGACCTAACGCTAAATACAAGACTTTAATTAGCATGGTAGAGCCAGAGAAAGCTGCTTATTTTGGTCTTCGTTGCCTATTTAACCATTTTGTTAAAGAAACCTCTTTACATAAATTAGCTAACCATATAGGAACTATGATTGAAGACGAGTTACGGTTCGCTAAGTTTCATGAAAAACATGGTGATTACTATGAGGCTATAATAGAAGACTTCAAACGGAAAGGTACGCAGAACTACAGGCATATGCATAGGGTACTCACTCACAAAGCCAATGAAAAATGTATACAATGGTCCTCATGGGGCAATGACGTTAAGATGGCTGTAGGTTGTAAGATTATAGATTTAATCATGTGCAGTACAGATTTGATTACTAAAAGAAATTCCTACGAGAGAAGGAAGAAAATTACTGAGATTCTTCCAACCGAGGAAGCTGTACAGTGGGTTAAGGATTATCATAAATATGCTGAGATGTTAAACCCAGATTTAATGCCATGCTTAATCCAGCCTGACGAGTGGGTAGGATTAAATGAAGGTGGCTTCTATACACCACAGCTACGCAAGAGAGTACCTCTGGTTAAGACTCGGAGTAAAAAACATAACAAGATGTTTGATGGCGATATAAGTAATATTACAGACGTAGTTAATTCTATACAGAATGTACCATGGAAAATTAACACAGATGTGCTAGAAGTCTTTAAAGAAGCTTGGGATAAATCTATACCAATAGGATTACCTCCATCAGAGCCGTATATAGTACCAGTAAGTCCACTTAAAGATAAAAAGAAA